TTCTACTGCATCATTCACCTTTCTTAAAATATCTTTACCAAGAGAAAAATAGAAAGAAATTTGACCGGAAGGATCAAAACCCATAACTTTGACGATTGCCTCTAAAGCTTTTCTAAAATTTTGCGCTGCATCTTTGACTAATCCTCTAATTCTATTTGTTGCTTTCATTTTTGCAGAAGCCATTGCTTTTTGAATGGCTGTTACCGGATTGTTTAGTCCTGTAAATAAATCTATGTTAACATTAAATATAAACTTAAAATCACAGGCATGTGCTAAATTACCATTCATTAGTTGAATAGCAGAGTTATTTAAATTGCCTCTGGCCAAAGATGGTGTGTTTTGAACACCAGGTTCTTGCATTAATTTTGCAAAAGGTGAATTTGGTGGAAATTTTTCAACTACTTTAAAATTTACCACATTAAAATCACCAATATTACCTGAAAAGTCTTTTGTACTCATTCATACCACTCCGCAGATTTGGATTTGTCGTTTTCTGTTGGATTAAAGCCAGGCAATACACCCATCATAACAGGAAATTGTCCTGATGGTCCATCAAAAAAGAAACCAACAACCCAGTCGTTTAATTCAGGAACACTAAAGGTTTTGGTTCCAGTGTTGCATGGATATAATGGTGTTGCCCATGGTAAATCTTCTGTGGGTATTTTAATTTTGGTTTCTGGGTCTCCATCAAAATGGTGTCCAAAAATACGTACTTGACACCTACCCAATGCCAAAGGATCCATTCGGTTTTCTATTACTCCTACCCACCAATAAAAACCATCTTTACCTAAAAAATTATTAAAACTCATTCAGCAGACGCCTCTTTATAGTTTAAATTGCTATTGTCGATAGACCTATAAGAATTTTTTGGTTTATCTTTTGCAATTTCTAAAATTGTTTGGAATGCTCCTTGAGATTGTATGATATGTCTCACCGCAACAACCAAATATTTACCTGAATTGTACATGTCTAATGTTTTTTCTCCATTACTTGCAGACAATGAAGCCAAATTGAAATTGATTGTTTTTCCTACAGTGATTGTGGAATCTCCTGGAATCCTTATTTTAACTCTTGTATATGTTGCAAGAGAGAGTTGTGCTGTTCTGTTAGGAACAAATGTTTCTAGATATATATCATTTGCCAAAGAATCTAATCCTTCTTGTACATATTCTTTTTGTTTTTGGCCAGAATTACCAACAGCCATTTTCAATGTACCCAAATATGATTGGTTTTGTGTTTTTCCAAGTCTATTTGGCGCTGTAGCTAAGGAACTTGTGCCTCCTGTCTGACCCAGATATTTTGCATAATCAAAATTAGTTACTTTTACTGTTCTATTTAATGGATCTAAAGAAATCAGACGATTTGCAAATGTTCCAGAGTTTATATCTTCCAAAGAATTAAATGATTTTATAAATTCATAATCCAAAACTGTTGTTAATTGATTTGCAAAATCACTTTGTTGTAAATTTTTCGGTTGATACGTATATGTATTAAACACAGGTTGTTTCATTAAAGAACTTATGGATCTAAAATTAAAACCAGTTTTTGTCTCATATAATAACATATCAGCACCAATTGTATTGTCTGATGCTGGTTTGGCATAACAAGAAACCCAACTGATAGTTTCAAATGGTTTTAATGTGTTGACGTTGAAATCATATAATCCATATGTTGGTTCAATATACACTTTTTCTGATTTAACTTTTAAATTGTTCAATAAAACATCCTGAACAATCTCGTATATTGCTTTGCCGGAATAAGATTTTGTTATTTTGGTTTGTTCCGACAACATCAATTCTTCGGAACAAAAATACAATTTTATAAATTCTTCAGATGAATTGTCACCACCAGGTGTTCTTTTTGGTATTGCATATATTCTGAATGTTGATGTGTTGTTCAATCTATCTGGCAGTCCTTTTGCTTTTCCAAAAGTAATATTGATAAATTCTTTGCCCGTCAATTCTAACTTTTCTATTAGTCCTAAACCATCTCTTAGAATGATATAACCAGAAACCACAAAACTAAAAATATCTTCATAATAAGAAAATTCAAGTAATATTTTTTTAACATCGATCTTTTGTCCAGTAACAGTGACAATTTCCATTTCGTCAATGCTACCATCTTGGGAATAAAAAGCCCCTTCTGCTGGAGATTCGGTTAAACTATTGTTTTGTTCTTCCATTATTGTTCCATCAATCTCTTTAATTCATTTTCAATTTGAGGAGCATACTCTTTTTTTAATAATTTAATATTTCTTTTTGCTTCGTTTTTTTCAAGTTCATATTCAAAATAAGTTTTTGAATTTTTTGTGATTGATACCGTTGTTGTGGTTGAAGGAAATGTGTATTCTGTTGTTGATTCTGTTAAATAATCAAAAGTGTTTTGGTCAATAACTTGTTTTTCAACATCTGTTGTTTGAGATAAAGAATCGTATTTTGTTATTATTTTTTGATATTCATAAATTGTTGTATATGGATCAAAATCTTGATATTTGTCTGAAATGTATTTGTTGAAAACCTCAGAATTTAGTGGCCAATCCCATTGTGGATCTATAATATTATTTGATAACAACACTATCCAATATCTGTAACTATTGCCATAAAATTTTTCTGCAACAATTTCTGGAGTATCATCATTTTGTATGTCGTAAGAATAAAATAACAAAGGAGTATTAAATAGATCATCCATTATACTGGCTCGAGCCATAATATTTGTATAAAGTTTAGAAACACCTTTTTTGTCTGTTGTTAAAACTTTAGGTAATTTTTGAAAATATTTCATTTTAATAACCGTCTCTTATTTGTATTCTATCTACCAGGAACATTTCTTTAAATGACATTGTTAAAGTTGTTTGTACTGGTGCACCATTTTCGTGTGCAGCCCATCCGTTTGGTGTGTAATTAACATCAATAGATTCAATCACACTTTTTTTGATTTTATTTAAGTTCTCGTTGGTCTTACCGTTAAATAAGAAAGAAACATCAAACATTCCAGGAGGATTAAAGAAAAAACCTGCTGCGGCACCAACTATTGTGGGTGCAGCATATTCTCTAAAAGTTTTTATAATTTTTTTGATGTTTTCAGATTCTTGTGCCGAGTAAGGAGTGAAAGTGAAAGACATTTGATATGTCCTAAAATCTATACCTTCAAACATTAGTTGCTGTTGTGGATTAAAAACATAACCAGCGGCATTTAAACCCAACCTTAATAATGGATTTCCTCCTTGTCCTATACCACCAGTTACAGCTTGAGCTATTTTTCCAACCAATGGTATAGATCCGGCAGCTTCAGCTAAACTTAAATTTCCATATGACGAGTTGTAACTAAAATTTACTGAATCTGGCATATATAATGAAATACTTTTTGAAATACTTTCGTTTCTTGGTTCAATTTGTAATTTTCCACCGGTAGCTTCACTAATTTTTTGTCCAAAATCACTTAATCTACCAGTAACATCTCCAAAAGCTCCTGTAGCTGCATCATATACATTTTTAGCTCCAGATAAAGCTTGGTCTTTTACTCGTTGAGCTGTACCAGCAGGATCGCTAATTGCTTCTTTAGCTATTGCAATTGATTCGTCATAAATTTTTCCTGCTTTTTCCCATGCTTTCTCAGCCGGGTTGACAACATATTTTGTAGCAAGATTTTGTACTTCCTTTATATCCAATGGTTTAACATCATAGATATCAAATTTTACGATATGACCCCTATAATCAGATCCTAAATCTCTGGGATATCTTAGTGCATCGTAGGTATAACGGTTTTCGTACAAAGAAGCTAATGGTCCAGAATAAGGACTGTTGGCTGGATTGTTGTTTTCGCCGTAATTTTGTTTTATTGATATTGCCATTGGCTTTTCCAAAAAAGAAGATATATATTATTTATGGCTTATTCCGGAACATTCAGACCCAAAAATCCTAAAAAATACGCAGGAGATCCAAATAAAATCATATATCGCTCAAGTTGGGAAGCGAGAGTGATGACTTGGCTCGACAGAAATCCAAACATTATTGCATGGGCATCAGAGGAAATTGCAATTCCATACTATTCTCCTGTTGATAGTGCGTGGCATAGGTATTTTCCAGATTTTATTGTCAAGGTCAAAACCCAAGATGGTAAAACTAAGACAATGATGTTGGAAGTAAAACCAAAGAAACAAACCCAACCACCAGAAAAAAAGAAAAGAATAACAAAACAATATATTGCCGAGGTTGCAACTTGGGGTGTCAACCAAGCAAAGTGGAAATCAGCAATAGAATATTGCAAAGATCGTGGTTGGGAATTCAAAGTGATTACGGAAGACCACTTAGGACTATAACATAAATATTGTAATGGCTACAAAACCCTCTATACTCACAAAACTGACTGATGAAAAGATAACGGCTCAATATTCAACAATGAGTCGAGAATCACTCAATTGGTTGATGAAAAGAATACAAAATTTAGGAAGTCCAGTAAATCTTATCAGGCCTTTAACAAAAGAGACAAACAGATTTGTTAAAGCCTCAGACAGGCAAAAGTTTTTGATGGGTGGATTGTATTACTTTTACTACGATCCGAAAACAAAAAATGAACTTCCTTATTATGATAGATTCCCACTGGTTATGCCTTTGAAAAGAGAAAATGATGGTTTTATTGGTTTGAATTTTCATTATTTGCCACTTAGATACAGAATTAATTTTATGAGGAAATTATTGCCTTTGGCGCTGTATAATGATGAGGACGAAATAAAAAGAATAAGAATTACATATCCAATACTAGATTCTTCTTCAAGATATAGAGAATTTAGACCATGCATTAAAAAATACTTGTATAGTCACGTAAAATCTAGAATTTTGGCTGTTGAACCACAGGAATGGGATGTTGCATTGTATTTGCCGATACAACAATTTAAAAAACAACCAGTTAAAACTGTTTGGCAAGAATCAGTAGAACAAATAAGGAACTCATAATGGCAGGAAGCATTTCAGAATTTAGAGCAAATTTTAAAAATGAGCTCGCAAGACCAAATAGATTCGATGTCAATATTATTGTTCCTCCTGGATTGTCTATCTTTTTAAACCAAGATAGTCCAGGAAAAACATTAAAATATAGTTGTGAGGCTGCACAATTACCTAGTCGAACATTAGCAACAACGGAACAAAAAACATATGGTCCTGTTGAGAAATTTCCATATTTAACAACATATAACGACCTTGACCTAACATTTATTGTTGATTCTGATATGAATCAGAAATACATATTTGATTCTTGGTTGGAATATATTAATCCTGCTCGTACAAACAACTTCAAATACAAAGCTGATTATTCAACTTATGTTACAGTAAATCAGTACGACACACAAAATAAAATAATTTATTCGGCAGATTTCTATGAATGTTATCCAATTTCCACAAATCAAATGGATTTGGATTGGTCTGCCGATAGTTATCACAAATTAACTGTTACTTTTGCTTATACAAGATGGTTCAATAGAACTTTTATTATTTAAATTGAGGAGATATTATGGCTTTACCTAAACTTGAAGTGCCAACATACGAACTTGAATTGCCACTTTCTGGAAAGAAAATTAAATACCGACCATTTTTGGTCAAGGAACAGAAAAACCTTATGATGGCTATGGAATCTGGTGATGCGGAAACCATACAGTACAATGTCAGAGAGATATTGGATGTATGTACCTTGACACCAGGAATTAATATGGACGATCTGCCTATCATCGACATTGAATATTACTTCATCAATCTCAGGTCAAAATCCGTTGGTGAAATTGTGGAATCCAAATACCGATGCAACAATGAGGTGGACGATAAAGAATGTGGTAATATCATGGACACAAAAGTTGATTTGAGGGATATTAAACCAGAGTGGGAAGAAAGGGTCGATCCTGAAATTCAGTTGACCGATAAAATCATTATTAAGATGGGATATCCTAAGTTTGGTATTATTAAAGATTCTGTTAATATAGAAAATATTACTGATGTTACTTTTAATATGATTGCAAGTTCCATCGAATATATTTACGATGGTGAACAGTTTTATTATGCAAAAGAGTCCACAAAAGAAGAATTGATAGAATTTATTGAACAATTAAGTCAAACACAGTTTGAAAAAATTGAAAAGTTTTTCACAAATTTACCAAAGTTGAAAAAGAAAATTGATATGACTTGTTCTAAATGTGGATTTAATCATAGTATGGATGTGGAGGGACTTGAAAGTTTTTTCGCATTTTAATTTGTTATGATGATTTAAAAAATTACTTTAAGACTAATTTTGGATTGATGCAACACCACAAATATAGTCTGACAGAACTTGAAAACATGATACCCTGGGAAAGAGATGTTTATGTAACAATGTTGATTCAATATTTGGAAGAAGAAAATAGAAAACTAAAAGAACGAATGAGAAAATAAATGCCAGAAGTATCCGATAAGGGCAAAGGAATTTTTAGTAAAATGTTTAGCCTGTTTAAAGGAAAACAGGAGGGGGATAATATTGGCAAAAATTCTTCTAGTGTTGAAATCTTGTCTGGCATACAAAAATTGTTGGTGTCTAGGGACGAGAGAAGAAAGACTGATGATAAAGATAGGTTGAAGGAACAAAAAAGTGAAGAGCGCCGGCAAGAAAAACAACATAAAGAGTTGTTAAAAGCACTGACAGTTAAAAGAGTGCCGCAGAAAAAACTACCCAAGAAAAAAGAAAAGCCAGCTCAAAAACCAGCTGAAAAGCCAGCTCAAAAACCAGCTGAAAAGCCAGCTCAAAAACCAGCTGAAAAGCCAGCTGAAAAGCCAGCTGAAAAGCCAGCTGAAAAGCCAGCTCAAAAACCAGCTGAAAAGCCAGCTGAAAAGCCAGCTGAAAAGCCAGCTCAAAAACCAGCTGAAAAGCCAGCTCAAAAACCAGCTGAAAAGCCAGCTGAAAAGCCAGCTGAAAAGCCACCGGAACCAGCGGCAAAGCCACCGGCACCAGCGGCAAAGCCACCGGCACCAACAGCAACTCCTGTCACACAACCAAAACCAACAGCAACTTCTATTCCAACAGGAGTTCAGTCAGTAGGAAAAGCTGTTGCTATAGGTGCGGTTGTTACATCATCGTTACTATTAGGAAGAGAATCATTGGCTGAAAATATTGCAAAATATGAAAGTATGGAATCTGGAACTGAACCGAATGCTTGGTATGAATTTGTTGGAATTAAAAGTGCATATGACGTTTACAATAGAGGCACTGTAAGTTTTATAGATAAAAAAACCGGAAAGAAAGGAACGAAGATTGTTTCTCCCAACAAATACTACGATTTCAGTAAAATGTCAATATCGGAGTATTTTAAACATGCTGCAAAAACAGATGGATTTCCAGAAGGCAATCCAAATTTAAAACCAGGAGATCCAGACACAATATTTGCTGTTGGAAAATATCAAATAATTCCTCCAACAATGTTAAATTTGGTTAAAAAGTTGGGATTAGATCCAGATAAAACTTTTTTGGATAAAGATACACAAGATATGTTGTTTACAAAAGGTTTAACAACATCTGTTGGTGGTCGTGGAGCAGTTGATGATTATATTAATGGAAAACCAGGAGTCACAAGAGATGATGCAATTATGGCTTTGGCTAAAGAATTTGCATCTGTTGGTGTTCCTTATGATACAAAAAGAAAAGGAAAACCAATAAAAAAAGGACAATCTTATTATTCTGGTGTGGGTGGAAATAAGGCACACAATTCTCCCGAAGAGGTTGGTGCTGCTCTTGATGCTGATAGAGCAAAAAAACTGTCTACAATCACACCACAGAAACAAGATGTTTCTGGTTTATCCTCTGAAAATACGACTTTAAGAAATTCAATTTCAAAACAAAGCGCAACAACACAAACAACAAATAATATTATAACAGGCCAATCTCAAGAACAACAAAAAACTCCACAAAAAGTGGATGACAGATCCGCTTTTGAAAGAAAGAGAACTGAATAATGGACAAGAATTTAACTTATCAAAAAGCCAGAACGATACGTTCCACAAAATTAACTGATTTGTTGGCTGATCAGTTGGCCTTCGAACCGTCCGTTGGAAGTGCGATTAAGAGAACTGTATCACTGAAGCTGCAAGCTCGAATGAAAGGATTCAAAGAAAAATTTGATCCACTAAACATTATTAAATTTATGACTTTTGGATCCACTCTTGCTCCAGCTTTACTTGGTAGAATGATGGGAAGAAGTTCTAGGGATATACAATATTTTTCTGGAAGAAATAGGCCCGTTCGTGTTGGAAAATCAACAGCATCTAAAATAACACCAATTGAAGGTGGTGATGGTGATGTTTCTGGAATTAATGAACAGTTATTAAAAATTTATGGTTATCTAAAAAAATCAAATGACCAAGAAATAAAGAGGCGTGAGAAAGAAAACAATTTCAAAGAAGAAATTGAATATGAAAAAGAAAGGCGACATAAAGAATTTATTGATGCTCTGAAAAAATTTAAAGGTGTAAAACAAACAACGGCGACTAATATAACAAAAAAAGATGAAAAGGAAGAAGTTGTTGTTCCAAGTTTTCTTGATACTATTGGAAATATAGGTGAAATGATTAAAAAAATAGTTGAAGGTATGATAGAAGCGGCATTAAAACCGTTTAAATGGCTTTTAAAACTTGATTGGCTAAGTAAACTTTCCGGATTTATACCTGGATTACTTAGATTTTTAGCCTCTCCCCTGTTCACTCTTTTGTTGGGACCTACATTATTGACAATAGGAACAGTTTTGGGACTGGCGTATGCACTCAAAAAATTGGTTGATCTAGTACCAGATTACTCAAAGTTGTCTGCGGAGGAAGCCAAATCGATTCTTGAAAATGCATCATCACGGGATATTGAAGCGTTTGGTGGCCGTGAAAAATTGATGAATATTGCTTATGGCGATAAAGAATATGCACAATCAAGATTGGATAGTGGTGAAGATTTAACTGAAGAAGAAATAAAACTGTATAATGAACGAATTGGAATGAAAGGTCCAATTAAAGAAAGACATTATGTACCACCAAGACCACCTGAAAAAGGCCAAGGCCTTAATGCCAAAAATTGGGATAGACAATTTTCAGAAACACATAATTGGGACGGTTCACCAAAATTAACAGAAGAAGAATTACAAGATGAATCACAAGCAGAAACCAGTAGACTTGCCAGACAAAGTAGACAAGAAGTACCAAAATCTCCTGGTGGTGCTGCAATCGGTCCAAGATTTAAAGCAGGACAATTAAAAACCAAAGATCAAAGACTGAATGATCTAATTATAAAAAAGGCAGAGGCCGACTTACCGAGAATAGAACCGGATGTTCAAACAACAATCAACAATTTGGTGCAGTCCAAATCCAAAGAAAAACAGAGGTTGGCCAAACTTGATGAGATTGCCGTTCATAATGATGAACCAACATTCTTACGAATGATTATGGCATCAACACGATTGGTATAATAAAAAACCCCGCATTATGCGGGGTTCAAAACTTTTCAAAAAGATTGATTTTTAATCTTCTTCGGCCAGTTTGCTGAAGTACGCCATATCATCATCATCTTCGTGAATATCTGAAACAGGATCAGAAATACGATTTGCTTTTGGTGCAGATACATCAGCTGTTGTTCGAACAGAAGTTGCCGCACCCAAAACTTTATCAAGACGCGCTTTCAAAACATCATATGATTTGAATTCTTTATCAGCAATCAACTCTTGCAGAGAGTGTTCTTGATTCCAAACTTTTTCCAGTTTTTCATCATCATTGAACAATGCAGAAGCTGATTCAAACTCACTCTTGTCATAGTTTTGATAACCATCAACTTTACGAATCTTCAACTTAAAGTTGGCGCCTTTCCACATATCAAATGGATTGATAGGTGTTTCATCTTCAAAAGCAGGATTCATTGCTTCGTTGATCTTATCAAAGATTTTCTTTCCAAATTTGAACAATTTAACTTGTCCTTCATTTTCAGGATGTTTTGGATCACTGACAATATAAACATTAGCAATGTAGTTGAGTTTGCGTTTTTGCTTACGAACAATTTCTTTATTGGCTTCAATGCCAGAATTCCACAAACGGTTGTTGTGTTCACACACTGGACATTGTTGATTTTTTGTGGTCAAACAATTATCAATCAGCCAACCACCAGCAGCTTGGAATCCATGTGAAAAGATTTTAACCCAAGGTAGTCCA